TTATTGTCATACAGCTATTTATCTGTTTGGCTATCTACTTCTTCCCACTCTTTTGTTTGGGATTCTGTTTTTAACTTCTTCTCGTTTTCAGTTAAAACACTCTCTTTTTCAGCTGCTTCATCAAGTCTTTTCTCTACGTTTTCTAATGCGTTAGGTTTTTGTAAGTAATTAAGACCGTATGAAAGTAAAGTTATGAAACCACCAATTAATATTATGCCCGCAATTGTTCTTATAAACATATTCTTTTCTTCTTTGTAAATTGTTATTCTTTCACTATAAAACATACATTTATTTATGCTAAAAAAAAGGGCGCCGAAGCGCCCTTTTCTAATTTGTTTCTCAACAAATATTACATGATGTTCGTAACTTGAACACGTCTGTAGTATCTGTTAGCGTTGATTGCACCAACACCGTCAGCAGTAATGTTGCCAGAAGCACTCGCACCAGCGAATGGGTTAGCTACCATACCGTATCTAGTTTTGAAACCGATTTTCGGTTGGAAGTTGTCCTGACCTACTGCTCTAACCATTTGTAGTGGTACATATGGGCAGTAGAATAAACCTGCGTCATATGGAGAAGTTCCTTTGTAACCAACAACGTAGTATTGTTTAGTAGGTGACGCATTTGAAGCCATGTTAGCAGCATATGGGTCAATGTAAACTCTATACTTACCATTTAATACACCAGCAAAAGTGTTACCAGTATCGTCAATGTTTAAGTTGTTGTTTAATGCAGGAGTGTAATCCAAAACACCCGCCATTTGTAATGCAGAGGCAACATCTGAAGAACAGATAATCATGTTACCTTTTCCTCTTCTGGTTCTCTGAGCGATTGTGTTTGCATCTCTCTCTAATTGGAACATAAGACCTTTAAATCTCTCAACAGACCATCTACCATTAGAGTCTGTGTCAAGGTCAAATATACCAGCAGTTGTTGTGTTAATTGCAGCATGTGAGTTGTCGTTATCAGCAGCACCTACTTCAGCAGTTCTGTAAACTGTTCTTACAACTTCTCTATTGATCTCAGCTAAGATTTCAGCAGATAAGATGTTTGATAATTCAGTTTCAGCGTCTAAGCCGTGAATTGCTTTAAGGTCTTGTGCTAATTCCATAGTGTACTCAGCCTTTAACGCTCTGCTTCCTGCCGTTACAGTAGATTTCTCTATTGAGAACGCCATTTCAGCAAATGAGTTACCAGACGCATCCCCTAGAGCTTCTGCGTAAGCAGTAGTCATAGCAGTACCAGTTGTGTAACCAGTAGATGTGCCGATTGAGTCGTTAAGTACAGCTGGGTTTTCACCAGTTTGTGCTACAGCGGAAGCCCCACTTGTAGATGATCCTGCTTTGTTTCTAGCAGAAAAATCTGTATCAGCTTCGTCAAAAAGAGCCTCACCACCACTTTGAGAAGTATATCTGCTTCTCATAGCGAAAATCAAGCCTGTTGGACCTGACATAGGTTGAACGCCTGCAATATCGTAAGCGATAAGGTTAGGCATTGCTCTTCTTACTAAACTAATTAAAATAGGATTCCAATTTTGTATAGATGAACCAGTTGCGTTAGTTGGTGCAGCTTCTGATAAAAAAGCAGCGTCTTCTTTTAACGCTTTCTCTTGGTTCTCTAATACCATTGAAGTAACGGCTCTTTTGTAACTATCCTTAACTTCTGGAAGATCAGGATGATCCAAAACGGGCTGCCACTTTGATTGTATTGATTCAGATAAAAACATTTTCTATCTCTCCTTTTTAGTTTAAACTAAAAACCCTTACTTAATGTATGGGTTCTTTTTTGATTTACTAATTGCAGCAGTGTATGCAGCCATTGATTCAGACAAGTTAACACTTGGCGAACCAGCATTTTGTTCTGCTACTTCATTAGATTCAGTATCACTCGCTTTTGCTTTAGGGTAGTAAGAATTTTTTAATGTTTCTACACTCTTTCTAAAACTTTCAGCGTCTTTATATTCAATACTTTCTGCTAAACCTTTAAGTTTATCAGCTTCAGTTGCAGCCAAGTCAGATGAAACATCTTTGATAATGTCTTCTCTAGTTGATTCTGCAATTTTCTGATTTAACTCAATGTTTTTTTCCATAGATTTGTTAATGTCTTCTTTTAACTTCTCTATTTCAGCAGCTTGAGATTCAATTACATCATACTTCTCTTGTGGAACATTGATGTAATGTGACTCAAATAAAGATTTAAGACCACCGATAAAATCTTCAGTAATCTCATTTCTTAAGCCTTTTTCTATCGCTAATTCGTTTTCTTTCATCCACTCCTCAACGACATAGTTTAGATAAGCATCCACTTTGTCAACGATTTCTTCTTTAACTTCAGAAACTTTTTCGTTAACTTTAGTTTCATACTCGCCTTCTAAATTCTCAATTTCTTCAACGAGTTTTGCTTTGACAGCAGCTTCAAATACAGTAGCAGCTTTTTGTTTAAACTCCTCTGATAATTCTTCGCCTTCAGTTAAAGCAGCAACATCTTCTTTCATGTCCATGTTTTTAACTTTGTCTTTAGCAGTCATCATTTCTTTTTTAGCTTCTTTTTCTTTATCAGCTACTTCAGAAACTTCTTTTTTCTTTTCGTCTTCTTTATCAGCAACTTCTTTGACTTCTTTTTCTTTGTCTTTTTCAGCTACTTCTTTAACGTCTTCTTTTTTCTTCTCGTCTTCTTCTTTATGATCTTTTTTGTCAGCGTGACTCATTTCCTTAACATCTTTCTTCTCGTCTTCTTTTTCTTCAGACTTGTCGTTTTTCTTGTCAAGGTATTTTTTAAGACCAGCAGGCAATTCACCTTCTTTTACTTCATCTTTTTTCTCATCATCTTTTTTGTCTGCTACTTCTTTCATGTCTTCTTTTTCTTTTTCGTCTTTCTTCTCGTCAGCTTCGTAAGCAGCAGCCACAGTTTCTTTTTCTTTGTCTGCTTCTTTTTCTGCTTTTAGAGTAGGCATTGGGTCGGCTGCTCCTGCACTTTTTTGTTGTGGGTCACCAGTAATGTGATTAACCCCTTGTGCGAAATCTACTTTAGCGTCAGTCGGTGAAGTGATTGCTTTGTTCATCACTTGTTGTACAGTTGCCTGTAACGACTTTGCTGGTTCAGCTGGAGCGGCGTTTTTAGTTGGCAAATCTGCCACAGTTTTATTATCAGCCATTGTTCTATCTCCTCAATAGTCTTTAGTTGTTAATTATTGCAATAATTACACCATTCCTAACGGAATGTGTCAATTACTATTTATAAAATTACAGCTTTTTAAGAAAAGATTCAAAGACTTTAGCATTAACTTCTGCTATCTTCTCTCTTTTTATCTTTTCTTCAGCCTGTACTTTTAATTCTTCTACTTCTTGCTCTGTCAATATCCCATTATTCCAAACCCACTCTTTGCCTTCCATAATGCCTTCTACAAAAGCGTCTGGAGCACTTGGGTCTGCGACTATATCAGCCGCTGTTGCAAGATAAAAATCGTCTTTGACTACATTAGCACCACCTACGTTTGCAAGTGTGCCCATTCCTCTACTTGAAACACCTAATTTTGCACCCTCATCAATTAAACTTTTCACTATTTTTCCATATGGGGTTTCTAAAATACGTGCCTCACCTATAAAATTACTGCCTTCTGGAGTGAGAGCTTTGATCATGTGCGATACTCTTTCTAGGTTTACCGTTGGGCCATCAGGATGACCAAGTTCGCCAAAAGCTCTATTTTTTTGAATAAACTCTCTATTATAACGAGCTACTTCTTTTTGTAAGATTTCTTTAGGATAGATTCTTCCATTTCTATTTTTCACATCGGATTGCATGAATACACCCTTAATGGCATAATTCTTTTTGCCATTAGCTTCTTCTACAATATATTCTGCGTTTGATATTTCTTCGGTAATTAATTTCATTTGTATCTATCTCTAATTTCTCTCTAATATTTATACAAATTATTATCTGAAAACCACTAAAATCGTGTAATTATCACCATTTGCAAAATTCTTTGTTGATAGTAAAACATCACCTGTTGGTGTCGTTGCGTTATTAACTATCTCATTGCCATCTGCTCGTAAGTCCCAAAAACCTTGACCAGACAACGAAACTGCGGTAGCGTTTGTTGCACCATCCCATATCAATTCTACAGCTGATTTGCCTGATTGTGTATTTACAGACCAAAAGATTTTAGAGATTTTTCTTTCCCCATCTTCGGTCATAAAAGTTGTATTGCTAGCGTCAATTTTTTGTACTAAATTTTCACCTGTACCGTCTGAAAAGTTAGTCATTTTGACAGCATACTTTACGCCTGTCGTATCTGTTAATACCTGTGTTGAAACTACGTCTGCCATACTAGTGTCCTACGCCAACAGCAGTAGCACTTACAGCACCACTTGATGAAATTGTATGTTTAGCATGTTTTTCAATTGTGATTTCATCACCTGCTGAGTTTAACAATGTTGTACCTAATGTAGTACTACCATCTTTAACCGTAATAGTGTTACTACCAGCAGTAGCAACTATTCTTACAAAGTGTGCATTACCGATAGTGTTATCAGTTAAAGTACCTGCGACAGCTGTTCCTTTAAGTATAAATGTTCCCATTTCTATCTCCTTAAAATTGTTAATGTTTCTTTATCAAAATAATTCATCAAATCTTGTTTGCTGACACCGAATTGTTTTGCAGCGTTATTAACATTCTTTTCAAAGTTTGCAATAACGTCACCATCTTTATCAGCCATTCTAAACACCATATCAACAGCACGCTTCATTTTAGGCGTGAGTTTGTTATACTGCCTAGTACGTTTATAATCGTTTGCTTCAGTTATATTATCTTTTATAAAATTACTGAGCCACTTCATCACTTGACGCCTCTGGTGTTGCAGGAGTTTCAGCACTTATATCATTACCACTAAACACATTTGCTTCTGGAGCGTCTGCGCCTTGTTGGCCTGTAAATACCGATCTTGCCACATCAGTTTTTGCGTCATCTAAAGCAGACGAAACTTTATCTGCAAGAGCATTTTTTAAATCATCTGCAGCTTGTGTGTTGTCGCCTTTTTGTAACGAATTAACAAATTTTCCTATATTCTCTTTACTCATTATTTATCTCCTAATGTCGGTTTTTCTTCTTTACCATCATCCTCTTTTTCGTTAGGACTAATGGCGTTTTGTTCTGGCGCTTGTTCAGCACCTTCTTCTTCAATTTGTTTGTCAATTTCTTCTTGTTCTTGTTCATTTTGTTTTAATATTTTTGTTCTAATGTAATTGTTAGAGAAATACTTACCAACGTAACCTTCTAATTGTTGAGCAAGTTGTACTCTTTCTCTCATCATTTCGCTGTGTTTTAATTCAGCAAA